CGATCGGAGCAGTTACTTTTGAATCTGCTGCATATATTGCTCGGTATGTGATGAAGAAACAGACGGGAGAAGCTGCTAAGCTTCATTACCGTCGTGTTGATTCAGAGGGTGAGGTCTTTTACCTTACTCCCGAGTTCGCGCATATGTCGCTGAAACCTGGTATCGGTGATACCTGGTTTTCTCGTTTTTCTTCCGATGTATATCCATCCGATCAGGTCATTTCTAACGGTCGCCCTGCTAAACCTCCTCGCCGTTATGACATCCTCCTGGATCGCAAGGACTTTTCTTTATTGGAGGACATTAAATACCGCCGCCTAGTCAATGGGATTTCTAGACGTGCGGATTCCACAGATGAGCGCCTGGCAGTACGCGAACAAGTCGCAATCGCTCGTCTGAATCTTAAATCCCGTTCTCTTGAAAGGTAATCATGAAGCTTCTTATGTTTTCTGTTTTCGATTCTGTCTCTCGCACCTATGGCGCTCCTTTTTTCTCCCCCCATGTCGGTCTTGCCTCTCGCATGTTCGGTGATGAGCTGTCTAGCTCCACCACCAGCGTGATGACGCTGCACCCGACTGATTTTGATTTGTTCCTGGTGGGCGAATTCGATACTGAGACCGGTCAGTGCGTGCCTCAAACACCGTCCCTTGTTCAACAAGGTTCCAATTTCGTTTAATAATTAGCGCCTTCGGGCGCTTTTTTTGCTTTTGGAGGCATCATGCGTAATTTCCGTAATAAATCTGTCAATGTCCATCAGTTCGCTATGGTTCCGCGCGCGGATATTCCTCGCTCTTCTTTCCGCCGCCAATCCGGTCATAAAACGACTTTCGATGCCGGTTACCTTGTTCCTATCTACGCGGACGAAGTTTTACCGGGTGACACTTTCAATCTTCATATGACTGCTTTTGCCCGCATGGCGACGCCCATTTACCCTCTTATGGACAATGCCTACCTGGACACGTTTTTCTTTTTCGTCCCTAACCGTCTGGTTTGGTCGAATTGGAAAAAGTTCATGGGTGAGCAGGCTAATCCGGGCGACTCGGTTTCCTTCGTTATCCCGCAGCAGGTATCCCCCGCATCTGGTTACGCTGTCGGATCTCTGCAGGACTATTTCGGCCTTCCTACTGTTGGTCAGGTCGGCGCAGGCAATACTGTTTCTCATAGTGCCCTTTTCCTTCGCGCCTACAACTTGATTTTTAACGAGTGGTTCCGTGATGAGAATCTTATCAATTCGGCTGTGGTGGATACTGGTGACGGGCCCGATACCATCGCCAATTACACGCTGCGTCGGCGTGGCAAACGCCACGATTACTTTACTTCTGCTCTCCCTTGGCCACAGAAGGGAACCTCTGTCTCCCTTCCTCTTGGTTCATCTGCACCTGTCTATGGCACTGGCAAGGCCGTCGGCCTTACAGACGGTACTGCTACGCTTTACGGTATGGGTCTTCAAGCAGGTCAGAGCCAACTGGCTCCCATGACCGGTTTTTATAACGTTAACCCTGGTACTGGCCCTTCTGGTTCTAATGCAGGTTCAGCCAAGGCTATTGGTGTCGTTACATCTGGTGTTTCAGGTCTTTATGCGGACCTATCCACTGCCACTGCCGCCACCATCAATCAGCTGCGCCAGTCTTTTCAGATCCAGAAACTTCTGGAACGGGATGCCCGCGGTGGTACCCGTTACACTGAGATCGTTGAAAGTCACTTTGGTGTCCGTAGCCCTGACGGTCGCCTTCAACGTCCCGAATATCTCGGCGGCGGTTCTGCTCCTATTGTTTTCAATCCCATCGCTCAGACTTCGGCATCTAATCTGACTGGTGGCTCCACCCCGCTCGGTTCGCTGTCTGGTATGGCAACTGCCGTTGCAAAGCGCCATGGTTTCTCTCAGTCGTTTACCGAGCACGGTATGATCATCGGAATTGCCTGCGTGCGTGCCGATATGACTTATCAGCAAGGTTTGCATAAGATGTGGTCTCGTAGTACTCGCTATGACTTTTATTTCCCTGCCTTCGCTAATTTGGGCGAGCAGTCGATTCTCAACCGTGAAATTTTCTGCGACGGCTCGGCTAATGATTCTGCTGTCTTTGGATATCAAGAGCGCTGGGCTGAATATCGTTACAAGCCCTCGCAGGTCTCGGGTCTTTTCAAGTCAACCTCTGCCGGTACTATTGACGGTTGGCATCTGGCGCAACGCTTCACTTCATTGCCTACTCTCAACCAGACATTCATTGAAGAGAATCCGCCTTTCTCTCGTGTCCTTGCTGTGGGTGCAGCCGCCAACGGCCAACAATTCATTTTCGATTCTCTGTTCGACTGCACTGTTACCCGTCCCATGCCGCTTTACAGCGTGCCTGGTCTTATCGATCACTTCTGAGGTATATCATGGGTCTATTTGATGGCATCCTTAACATCGTCGGCGGCATTTTCGACAATAATGCCGCAGATGAGCGCCAGGAAACAGCTAACAACTTTTCCGCGCACCAATTTGCTACCCGCTATCAGACTACGGTGAAAGATCTTACTGCAGCGGGTCTCAATCCCATGCTGGCTTATCCTTCTGGAGGTGGAAATGCGCCAACTTCAGCTGCCGCAAGTGCAGCACCCATTTTCTCGAATGCAATTAATCAGGCTCGTCTTACTACGGCTCAAGTTGCAAATATTGATGCGGATACCGAAAACAAAAAGGCTTCCGCTGACCTTATTCAAGCTCAAATTGCTAGAGAAGAGTCTACTGCAACTTCAAACCTTTCTTCCTCCAGACAAGCCGATGCAATGACGGAAAAAATTATCGAAGAGACTAAGAACATCCCTATCGAGGGTCGCCGCATTGTCGCCACTATTCAAATGCTCAATGAGCAGGCTGGCTTGATGTCTCAACAAAATTCCACTCAGGTGGAAATTACTAAAGTCCAGGCTCAGACTCTAGTGAATTTAATGCTTCAAAATGAGCTAACCGCGAAACAGGCTGCTAAGATCATTGAGGAGACTAAACTCCTTAAATATGATGTCCAAGCGGCAGCGCAATTTAATAACCTTGGTCGCGATGTCAAACAGATTCAGCCTCTGCTTGATATACTCCGTCCCCTTCTTCTAAGGAAATAATCATGCTTTCAGTTTTTATTCGCTCCCCCAACAACTATGACGCCGATTTGGTTTCTCTCGAATCTGGCTTAACCTGTGTGGAACCTACCCTTACCAAACAGGCTTTTGCAGAAGAAGCCGACATTAACGTTATCGTTCAACGTTTCGGAATCACTGGGTCTTTACCCGAGAATCCTCTTCCTGCCTCTTTCGGTGATTTCACGGGAATATCTGACTATCATTCGGCCATGAATGCGGTAGCAGAGGCTAATGAAGCGTTTGATGCACTCCCTGCTGCCATCCGCGCCAAGTTCCTGAACGATCCCGCTAACCTGGTGCTCTTCCTTGAGGATCCTTCTAATCGTGACGAGGCTGTCTCTCTCGGCCTTGTAAACAAAGCCCCGTCCAGCGAGGATTCCGGCTTGCCGGAATCGTCGTTGGACGGGGCTAGCCCGCCGCAGGCGCCGGCCTGAGGCCGGTTGCACATTTGCTCTACTTGATGTCAAATGTGCTAGGTGACACCGCACCAGGTGTCGCCTCCTTCCAACCCTTTGGAGATCAACATGAAACCTCTGACCCGCAAGCCCATCTCGAAGTCCCGTTCCGCCCGTAAATTCGTCAAGTCTTCGCGGCGTACGAAGGCGGCCAACGTTCATTCCCCTATGCGTGGTGGCTGGAGGATGTAACGTGCCTTGCTACCATCCCCTTAAGGCTTACAAGCTGTTCTCGGGGGAGGTGGTTTTCATTGAGAGGGGGGATGTAGTCGCCTCCCTCTCTCTTCCCTGTGGTCGCTGCGTCGGGTGTCGTCTTGAACGTTCCAGACAATGGGCTGTGCGCTGTATGCATGAAGCCCAGACGCATCCTGTTAACTCTTTCGTCACGCTTACCTATGATGACGAACATCTTCCATCTGGTGGTTCTCTTGACTACCGGGATTTCCAGTTATTTGCTAAGCGGCTTCGTAAGCGCTTAGGCAAATTCCGATATTACATGTGTGGAGAATATGGTGAACAAACGTCCCGACCCCATTATCATGCGTGTTTGTTTGGCCTGGATTTCCCGGACAAGAAGCCGATTCGCTCACGCGATGGCCGTCCTTATTTGTTTGATAGCCGCATTCTTTCTGATCTGTGGGGCCTTGGACTCTGTTCGATCGGAGCAGTTACTTTTGA